GATCAGCCAACAAGGCTCCTTGCCTTCTTCCACCCCTGCCCCAGCCCCCCGGTCTCCCACGCCTGCACCACCTCCAGCAAGCGTCGGGGGCGGGGCAGAAGGGCCAGCACCTGACGGGACAAGGGTCGTGCAACTCAGGAAGTTGTTTGAGAACGAGACCCCCAAGGGCAACAAATGGATCAAAGCCTTTGGTTCAGTTGATGGAGAGGACATCGAGATCGAGTGCTGGGACGATGCCGCGATGGAGACCATGCGTGCCAACTGCCCCGGTGAGATTGCAGCCATTGGCGATGTCCGCGAGTTTCGTGGTAAGGAACGCTTCAAGATCACCCGTGCGTACCTGATGCAGGCAGAACCCGTTAGTAAGAAGGAGACGTTTGATGACTCAGACATCCCTTTCTGAATTCTGGATGAACAAGGCGATGGCAGCGGGGCTGGTCAAGCACCTGCCCGACTACATCATCAGCCCGCCCGGCTACTTGCCCGCCACCAAGTTCCATCGCGAGGAGGCGTTGGAGTGGTACTACCAAGCAAGATCGGCAGTCAATGGGCTGCACCCAAGCCGGGGTCTTTCACCCGTCAAGTTCTCCTCGGACAAGATCGCCGTGGAAATCTTGGATGCCCTGATTGAAATGAACCTTGAAGCCACAGGTAAGGGAGGTGGCGCAGGGATTAGTAAGATGTTTGACACTGTGCGTGAGGAGGTAATTTATGCCCGCATGGATAAAGATGAGGACAACCCTATCCGCCGATGGGCGGGTGCGAACACTGGCAAGAGTATTGACTCGTTCTAGGGCGGAGGTCATCGGCCATCTCTACAACCTCTGGTGCATCGCGGACGAGCAGACCACGGACGGACTGCTTGCTCACTGGACCATCGAGGAGGTTGACGAGGAGACCACCGCCGGGTTCGCCCAAGCCATGATCGACATCGACTGGTTGAAGGTCGTGGACGGCGGCCTCCAGATTCCTCGGTTCGAGGACCACAATGGCTCCTCAGCCAAGAAGAGGGCAGTGGATGCCTCACGGCAGGCCCGGAAGCGGAAGGGCGTAGAGGCCCCTTCTCGTCCCGCTACGGAGGTCAGGGCTGATGACTCCAAACTCAGTTGGTATCCTGTGCTGACTGACTTGGGTCTGGACATGAACCAAGCCATCCAGTTGGTCAGGAAAGTGTACGAACAGTACGACGAACTGGGAGCAAAGCAATGTCTGGAAGCAGTGATCGAGAGAAGCCAAAAGGCCAAGACCCCGCAGGCGTACATCAGGAAGATCGTGAAAAACATGTACGGCCTGTAGTCTTCAAGGTCCACGGCAGGCCAGTCCCTTTGCCACGCCCTCGGGTGTTCAAAGGCCGAGCCGTGTCAATCACAAACACCAAGGCAAGAGCATGGAAGGGAGCGGTGAGGGCTGAGGCGGAGCAAGCAGCAGCGGCGAGTGGATGGATACCCTCGCACCGTCCCCTCCGGCTCTCCTTGGTGTTTGTTTACAAGAGGCCCAAGAAGCACTTCGATTCCAAGGGGCTGGTGCTGGAGAGGTATGCCCACGCCTACATGACCGCCCGGCCCGACATTGACAACCTCGCCAAGATGATCATGGATGCAGTCAACGATGTTCTGTACGTCGATGACTCACAGGTAATCTACCTGACGGCGACCAAGCAGTACGGTGCTGAGGACGGCGTGCATGTCACCTTGCAAGAGATCGACCACCTGTCCATGCCTATTGCCTAGTGGCGGCCCGGCCCTTCTTGAGAACCTTCTCGTGTTCCTTGAGAACCTCTTTGCCCAACGTGTTCCGCAGCCCGTACTCGGCTGACCTGATCTCCGCCGTGTTGGTCTCGGTGAAGCCCGCGTCGAGGTACGGCTTCATTGGTCCGATGGGCAGACCCAACACAACCTGAAGCAACTGCACCATCAACTGTTCAAAGTTCTCGTACATCCGGTTCGGGTCTTTGCCACTGTTGAACGCAACGTCGATGACTTGAGCAGGAATCTGGGCAACGGGTGCGATACCAATCGGAAGCATGGCTTCGACGAACTGGTTGGCCGTGCGTGGTGAGACCTTGGCCCCCTCCACAGTCATTGCGTTCTCTACCTGATTGTAGAGGAACGAGACGGGCCGTCCGAAGATGAAGCCCAGAGGTCCGGTTCGCCCGATCACTTCTTCAATCACAACCTTGTCGTAACCATCAGCGACCTTGGCCTTTTCGTAGGCGGCGAGCAACTCGTCGGCCTCATCATCATCGTCAAGCAGGGCGAGCATCAGCATCAGGTGCAGGTGGTTGGCAAGGATGCTGATACCTGCGTTACCACCCATGGCCACCGCGATCCGCTTGGCTCTTTGCGTACCCGGCTGGGCTTCACGCATACGGGATGCAGTCTTCAAAGGGTCGGATGAGAATGTGGTCAGCAGGGCTGGCAGGCCGCCATTGACCCGAGCAACCGCCGCGTACTGTGCATCGTCCAGTGCAGACGAGGTGTTCTGGGTGTTGCGAACCATGAGTTCTGCTTCGTGCAAAGCCTCGTCGGTGATAGCGTCAGGCTCTGCTTTGGACAGCACAGCACTTGCCACGATGAACTGGTCAAGCAGTCGAAGCACGGGGATGGCACGACCCATACCTCGGATGGCTCGCAAGCCTTCGCGCGCCTTACGCTTGGCAAGGGTGCGATCCCCAACCGCCAAAGCCTGCAAGCCCTCGTAGAACTTGGCGACACCCCGGTACATCACCTCGTTGAACTTGACCACATCCTTGACGTTGGCGATGCCGTCATCACGGGTGAAGGTGACCCGCCGGTCAATCGGGCTGGAGTGATCACGATCCCAGAAGTATCCGTTGCGTGCGAGAATCTCGCTCTCATAGAACTCGGAGAACCTGCCGGACATCAACAACTTCATGGCTCGTGCCGTGCCTTTGGAAATGTCCACCGTCGATGTTTCATCCAGTTGCAGGTTGTTGATGCCACCAAACAGAACCTTGAAGAAGGTCTTGATGTTGAACGAGATCAAGGCGGATGCACCAACAGATGTGATGTCACCCTGAAGGCTGTCGCCGCCGGTCGGGTCAACCAGACCAAGGGCATAACCGATGTGGGTCTTGACGTTGCGGTAGCCGTCAGTTCCCAACTTGTTTTCAAGTTCAGTCTGCACTTCGGAGTCTGTGATGGCTGCCCAGATCACACGGGTTGGCTCACCCATGAATGCCAAACGTAAGCCAGCATCCACCGACTCAAAGTAATCCATCATGAAGTCAGTGACTCGGATGGTTGCTCCGCCGGTTCGCTCCTTGGTGAACGACGCACCCTGTGCCATGCGAAGGGTTTGCTGCGAGGAGTTGCCGTCAAGTGCTGTCTCTGGATCGCCCATCTCCCGACGTACCTTGCGTGGTTCGTAGCCGGGAATCTGCTCAGGCATCGTGCCGGTCAGACGGTACAAGGCTGCCATGCCAGCGGGCCGGACGTTCTGTTCTCGCAACTTCTTGGCACGCTGCACAAACTTGGCGAGCCGTTTGTCCACCAGCATGTTGTCGGCGGCCTGCGCACGGAACCTGATGATGTCCTCGACCAAGTTTTTGCCCGAGATTTGTATCTTGCCCTCACGCTCGGCCAGCGAGAAGTCCAACTTCATCGGCTTCTCAATCACGCCCTTGCGGTTGGTGGCTTGGCTGGCAATCTCTTCCAAGGTGTGGTCATCAAACGCCAGCAGTTTGAGTGCCTGACCCAGCGTGATCTGTATGGTCTTGGACTTGCCGCTTTCGTCCCGGTATGTGAACGAGGTAAAGTTGCGTTCGGTCAAGCCCTTACTGCCAGAGGTGTGAGCCACCAGTTCGGTCAGGCTCTCAAACCCTGCGTCCTTGGCTGCCTCGTCCAACACCAGCAGAATCTCACGTCTTGCAGACAGCATGCCCGACTCGGATGCGGCCAAGATCGAATGCTCATTGGTCAGGCCCAGTTCATCCAAGACGGCCTTGAGGTCAAGCGTTCCTCGCTTGCCAAGGTAGCCCAAGAACGATGTCTCTCTGGAGTCTCCGACCACATCGCCCACTGACTTGGCATCTTTCATCTTGGATACCGCCTCGATGATGGCTTCGACACGCTGACGGATCAATGCACCACGCTCGTTCTTGGTGTCCATGTAGGCTTCACGGTCAGCCTGATACGCGGCCTCCGCCTCACCCATCTCGTTCTTCGCCAACTTGACCACACGCCGCAACTCCATGGCGTTCTGGACACGCTGCTCCTGCTCAGACAATCCCTCTTGGGCTGCCTTGGCCTTGGCGGCTTGCACATCCAGCAGACGTTTGGCTTCTTCCAACTTCTCTTGGATAGCCGTGCGTGTGGCCTGCGACATCTTTCGCTTCTTGAGCCGCTTGGCCTGCCGTGCCAACTTGTCCTTGGCGGCACGAACTTCATAGGTTGCCGAAGCCTCGTGGATGCGGGCGGCGATCTTCTCAAACCGATCAAGCGTGATGTTGGGCTTGGACAGTGCCTTCAAGAATGCACCGCGTTCTGACTTGGGCAAACGCTTGATGACTTGTGCAATCAGGATGTTGCGGAATCGCTCGACCGCCTCACGACGAATCTGTTCGACCTGCGCACGAGCCTCGTACTTGGACTGCAATGCCTCCAAGTCACGCTCGGATCGTTCACGCATGTTCCGCAGTAGACGTTCAGTGCGGGCCAGCCGGTCAGCATCCAACTCGTTGAGGGCGGTCTCAAACTCCTCACGCTGTGCCTGCAAGGCTGCACGGTTCTTGACTTTCTCGTCCGCCAACTGCTCTTTGACATTGGCAAGCCGATCTTTGAGGTTGCCGACAACCCTCTTCTTGTCCTCGGCTGCTTTGAGCAAAGCGTCAACACGCTGCTGCCGCAAACGGACTGCCTGCTCGTCACTCTTTCTTTTCTCCGCAGCGATTCGCATCTCGGCTCTGGACTTGGCTGCATCAGCAGCCCGCTTGCCAGCGGCCCGAGTAGCGTCTCGCAACTCAATCAGGTGTTGTTCAGCCACGGCATCCGCGTCGGCAGCAGACAGTTGCTCCATGATTTCAATCACGCCAAGGGCTGTGTCGGTGGCAGCAAGACCGGGACTTGTACCCAAACGATTGCCAAGCAGTGCCTTCTGGGTCTTCTCAACATCACCAAGGATCATGGCGAACATCGGACCAGCACGGTGTCTGTCGAGTTTGTTGAGGTTTGCCCTGCCCCTGTTTTGCAACTGGGTTCTGGTCTTGGGGGCTTCACGGTTCTCAGAGATATCCTCGGTCACCTCAGCCAACGCTGCTGGGTTGCTGACCACCAGAGTCTCAGTGATTGCACCGCCGACCGCGTCAGGAATCAGCACGCCCGTCGAACCAGACTGGTCGATCAATGCGTTGACCACGGTCTCCTGCGTCCCTCCATCGGCCAAGGTTTGGAACACGGTCCCGTTGTCCAAAGCCACGATGAACGCATCCAGTGTTGGGAACGTGTCTGTACCCACCGTTTGGTTGTAGACGGATCGCAGCACGGCAAAGGCCCGAGCATCTCGGTCCTCTGGCAGGAACGACTCGACCGGGCCGGTAATGTTGAACCGCCGCACGTTCGACCCGACCTGTGCTGCCACCGCTGGATCTTTGGAAAGGTATAGATTGCCTTCCTCCGTCTGATCGAAGGTGGCATCAGAGCCGTGATAGAACACGGGTCGGTTCTCTGAAATGTCCTCAGACTGGCTGGTCTCGTTCTGGATCAGGGACGTAGCGAACTCTGCTTGACCCGCAGACAGAACCCCTTCACCAGCGGTGGCAGCCTTGACCAGATGCTGTTCAAGTTTGGCTACCGGGTCTGCGGTCTTGACCACATAGTCGGCAACCAGTTGCCTTATCTGGTTACGCTGCACATGCAGTTGGTATGCACGACTGCGTCCAAGTGCTGTAGCGATTCGCTTCCGGCTCTTGAGCGGCAGTTGAGCCGCTCGCTCAAACGCTTCGCGTGTCTGCTTATCTTTGAGGTCGGGGACGAGAATCTTGGCGAAGTCTGCTTGGGTGGTGATACCGGCTTGGGCGAAATCATTTTTTGCATCCTTTGATAATTTCGTGGACCAGTCAGAATTAGGCGAGGCATCCTCGCGTGCAATCTGACGAATGAACTTGTCTTCGGCGGCCCGGATTTTGGCCGGGGAGTCAGTGCCGTCACCACGCAGACCAGTCTCTTCTTCGACATAGTCTAACGCGATATCTTCAACAATCAAGTCACCTGTGTATCGAGCGGCCATCGCGTCGGCAAAGGCATCGGTGGCATCGTCGGTGATAGCCTCGGCTGAACCATCGGCATGGATGGCGGTGACCAAAGAACCGTTGGTTACTGCACGGACAATCAACTGCATACCGTGCGGTTCAATCGCACCGGCAACGGCTGCCATATCCTCTTGGCGAACAAACTGGCCCGGCACAAACACGGCCAAGGCTGGTGTAGAACCCTCTCGCCCTGCTTCAACCACCCGGTGAGCGCGCACAACACGTTGTCCCAAGGCAATGCCCAGCAACTTCAGACCGAACACGGACTCTGCTGCCGTCAAACCCGGTGCAAGGATGTGTTCCTCGGGGGTGATGAATCCGTCACGGACACCTGCCGAACCAATCGCGTAGGTTCCCTCACCCAAGACCTTGTTGTTTGACATCAAGCCCATCGAGGCTGTGCGGTACAGTCCTGACTTGTCAAGACCCGCCTGCTCCGCTGCGGGCAGGGCAGCCGTGGCGTTGTAGCCCAAGCCAAAGGCAGCGACCGGAATGCGGACGGAAAGGGTCTCGCCCATGCCCTTCCCGATCTTGACATCTGCGACTACTCCGCCTTCCGCTGCAACACGAGACATGGCTTCTGTGACCGCATCCTGTACCAGAGCAGCATCCACAAACGCCTCGTACGATCCGAGTTCCAATCCAACGCGAGCGTTCTTGGCGGGGGTCAAACGGTTGCGACCGCCAACAATCTCCTTCAACAGGTTGATGTCTTGCTGGGTCACCTTGCTCAGTTTGTTGCGGAGCGTTTGCTTCTGGGCGTCGGTCAACACATCTGAGTTGAGCAACGCATAAGCCAGTGCCACGAGGTTGTCCTTCTGCAACGACGCTTGGCCTGCAACTTGTCCCACCTGAAGAGATGTGACTGTGCCGGAGCGAACAGCAGACGCTGCTTCGATGGCACGCAATGCTTCTGGAGATGTCAACTGCTCGGTGGAGAACCCACCTTGATCGTCAGGCTCGATGCCCACGGCAATCAGGTCCTCACGAATCAACTTCATTGCATCGGAGAACGTGCCTGAATCGTCAGCACGGTTGGACCAAAGCACGGCCTGCACCTGCCAAGGACGGACAGCCTCAACCAACATCACATCAGCATCGGTGGCCGTACCGTTGCGAATACGCCCTTGGGCCTCAACATACTCTGGAGTCATCGCCCGCTTCTGGTTGACGATCTGTGCGATCTTCGCCATCACTGTGTGTCCGTACCGATACATGATCGGATCGGAGAACACCGACTGAGGCAGTCTGAAGAAGCGAGACATGATCACATCAAGCACGGTCAGCGGCACGCCGCGTTGTTCGTTGAACACACCCAGACCAAGCATCAAGGTTGGGGCAAATGACCCGGTCTTGTATTGACCATCAAGACCGTACTCCTCCAGCAACTGAGCCTGCTGCACTGAGGTTGGGATGGGCATGCCAACAAACGAGGGCTGACCTGACTTGGTGGATGCGTAGATGCTCAGGCCCCGACGCATGTTCTGCTCGACCGCAGTTTGTGCAGAGGTGGCTGAGATCAAGTTGGCAAGAAGCAGTGAGTCGTTGTGCGCACCAAAGATGTCTGGTAGGAATGTCGCTACGTCCTCGCCAAAGGTCTCGTACCAGAACCGCTGGGCGGCGGGCAGTGCCAAAGATTCGTTGACAAACTCTGGGTCAATGATTGCCGGTGTGCCGTCTTCGTTGTGAACTAGGTCGGCGGAGATCGCAGTTGGTTCTGCTTCTGGGTCTGGTGGGTTAGCCTCACGCAGCCGGTTGTATTCTTCCGTGCCAAGCACGCCTTGGGTACTGGGGTCAATGCCGTCACGCTTGTTGCCCACCTGCAAGTTTGGGACGCTCGGCTCAAGTTTGACCTTCATGGCATTGCGGGCCTTGAGTGCTTCAAACTCAGACTCGCCGCCGATGGCAAACACCGCAGCCTCGTGAGCCTGCTGCATATCTTCTTCGGTCAAAGGTGGCAGGGTAATGGTGGTAGACGGCTCCATCTGATTGAAGGATCTGCCGTCAGCCATGCGATGCGGGTGACCGTTCCGCAACTTCATAGGCTCGCCGCCGGTCTTGTCCGCTTCGGGAACAACTCGTTCCAAGTCAAGCAGAGTCACGGCGGACAGGGCCTTCTCAACACCCGGCATGATGTGGCCGGGGGCCGCTCGGTCTGCTTGGTCCTTGGCCTTCTTCGACTGTGCCTTCTTCTTCTTGCTGACCGAACGGTTTTCACTGATATCGTCAGAGTCCAAGCGGTAGCCACCCTTGTTGGCGGTGGCCGACTTGACTTGATTGGCATCAATGCAGTAGTAGCAGATGTCTTCCTCGACTCCGTTTTCGTCGAGCAGTTCCTGCATCTCTTCGTCAGTCAATGCCTTGCCGTATCGAGTGTTGTTGTACGGGCTACGTTTGTTGAACTTGGCTTCGGACCTTGATTGAAACTCTGCAACAGTGCTACCTTGTTGGTGGCCGAACCTTTTGGTGTCAGCCACGCCCAAGGGCATTTCGTATCGGTTGAGATACCGCACTCCGTCGTACCCAAGCGACCGAAGAAGATGGGCCAAGCCAAAGTTCATGGCCTTCAGGCCGGGGTGAACAGGGAAGCCGTGAGCCATGTCCGCCGCCGTGTACCCACCGTTTGCCATGTGCATTTGCAGGTGGTGCAAGTCTCTGGTCTTCAAGTTCTCCGTGTGCGTGTCGCCAATCTTTCTTGCGTGGTCAATCTCCGCTTGCAATTCAGCCAAGGCAATCTGAGACCCGGCATTCAATCCTTCAGCACCGATCCGGTACGCCCGGACTCGTGGAACCCCAGCAAAGTCAGCAATAACCTCAAAGGACTCTTGGCTGTTCCAAGACCCTGTGTCACGGATGGTCAGTGGCTTCTCAATGCGTAGGTACAGGGGGTAGACCCGGCCACCTTCAGGAGCAAGATAGTTTTCAATCTGGTAGTGGTTGAGAACCTCGCCATGTAGTTCACGCTTCAGAATCTGTTCAGATATTGAGCGGGTAGCAAACTTGGCGGCAACTCGTGGGTGTGAGGTGAGGTGCATGCCCCCGTCACCCAGCAACGGGTCAAACGACATAGATGTGCCGCCGGGCAGGTCCGCCATCTCAAACCTTGTACCGTGGTACATGATGATGGGACGGCCTTGCTCGTCAACCACCTTGGAGTTGCCGAACCAGTTCTTAAACTCTGGGGTCTCGGTGACTGCAATGCGGTTGCCTTCAGCAGTCGCACGCAAGCGGTTCTCTGAGATGTCAACGTCAATGTCTTCGTCGATGTCTGGCAGGTCACCTTCTGGAACCTCGGCAGCCTCGGCTGAAGACTCGTCAGCAGCGGGTGTCTCGGCGGCTCCGGCTGCATCTATTCGGTCGTAAAAAGGTTGCAGTGCGGTCTGGGACGCTTTCTCCGCCTTCTCTTCTGCGATATCTTTGCTAGTTGCCTGCTCGCTCAAGCGGACAGCAGCAGCACCGAGGCCGGTGACTTTGTCGGTTGGGGCAACCATCCGGCCATCTTCATTGGCTTGCTTCAACAGGCCAAGAACATTCCGGGCTGCGGTCTCCTCTTTGGTTCCCAGTCCAAGACGGACCAGCAGGTTGTCGATCCGAGATTTGTTTGCCCGCTTGCCTTTTTCCAAAGCACGAGCCACGCCCTCTGCCTCAAGTCGTGCAACAGCCTCAACCTCTTCCAATGAATTGCCCAAGGTCAGGCCGTTTGCGACAGCCACCGCAGCAGTTGCCGCCCGCTTGTCGGTTGGCCTTGCATCTTCTCCAACCGCGACGTAGTCCATGCCAGCAGACAAGATTGACAACTCGTCGAGTTCCGCACGAATTTCTGAATACAACTCAGGGTTGGTGTGCTGGATGTAGTGAACCATCTCGTGCAACACTTCTGACTGACCGTCTGCCTTTGAAGTAACTGCATCTCGGTTTAGGAACAGCACCCCTTTGCCGTCTTTGGTTGTTCGGTTTGAGTAGAAGGAAGGCTGGCTTCCCTCAAAAACAACCACCTCGACACCCATGTCACGGCCCATGTCCACCGCTGCTTGCTCATCTTCAGTAAGGCTTTCTGCCTCAGTCAGCGTTCCCCCGCTTCGTTTGCCTACACGGTCAAGTGTCTCCTCAACAGTTTGAGACGCTGCCTCACCACCCGCTACCGGAACGCCAAGAACACCTCGGCGAGCAGCAAGGCCGGTGTCAATACGATTGATCTCGGAGGTTAGGGTCGCTTCTTTTTCTTCGAGCAACTGGTATTCTTCAAGCAAGCCATCGGTTTCCTCACCAGCCTTGCGGGCCTCCCCAAACTCAGCGGCTTTTTCGATTCTTTGCCGCCGTGTAGATTCACGCTCGGCCTCCAACTTGGCTCGCTCGCTTTGGAATCCAGCAATCTCTTCTTGTTGGGCTGCATCGTCCTTTTCAGCAAATGCCTGAACGTCGCCTTCGAGATTCTCCTCCATTTCCATGGTGTCTCTGGCAGCGGCCATACCAGTTCGGATGCGAGTGCCTAGTTCTTTTCTTGCTTTTCTTCTGAGACCCGCTTGAATTGGGGCGTAAGCCACGTTGTTTCCAACTGCCAAACCACCGCCAACAATCGCACCAATCAATGCGTCGTGGCCTGCTTCGCCAAAGTCAAGGCGATCCATGTCAATCTCTGAGATTGCATTCGCGGCCAACGAGTTCAGGATGTTGGCTGCACCCTCTTCAAAGCCTTCAGTCACCATGCCGTGACCGACCTTTTTCTTAATCTCTTCACCGGCTGTCCGCAGCACCCGTCCGGTTACGCTTTGCGTGTCTCTGATTGCTGCTTTGGTTGCTGCCTTGACAGCGTCATCTGCAACGTCGCCAGCACCTCGTCGCAACATTCGTATCGCCGCATTGCCGCCAAAGCCAAACGCCAAAGCACTGCCCGCTTCAACCAAACCCTCAGTTGCAACCGCAGTGGACGCTCGCTTCACCACCTCGTTGCGGTTGTATTTCATCATCTCGCGGCCTTCGGTGGCTCGCTTGATGTTTTCGTTTACCAGTTCGCTTTCATACTCACGTTCGGTCGCATCGTAAAGACGGAAAGCAAGCCGACCCATACCCACCGCAGAGCCAACAAGAAATCCAATCTTCGCACCAACCAACGCACCGGGGCCAGTCCAAGCCGTAGCCAACGCACCAGCACCAGCAAACGCTGCACCAGTACCAGTGATCTCGTTGAGAGTCTCACCAAACGTCAGGGCCGCTTGCTTTCCAGTGCCGCCAGATCCAATGATGCCCTTGTACGCGGCGGATGCTCGTTGCATTGCATCGACGTATGCCTGCCGCTCTTCGTCCGACTTGAAGTCTTTCGTTGACAAACCATGCTCAACAAACTGAAGCACGGAGTCTTCCATAGTCGAGGTGTTGCCCTCCCAGAACGCCTCGATGTAGCCCGGCACATCGCCATCTTGAAGGTCTTTCGTCAGTTCGCTAAACCGTTGGTCGTAGGTCTTGCGGAACATCTCCCTCGCGGCGTGGGTCTTGTATTGACCCGGCGAGTATTCCAGCAGTTCTTGGCCCGTGTAAGCGTTTGCCAACTGCTGCTTGATCGTAGATTCCAATGCTGATGAAGCACCCTGCACAGACCCGCTGGCAGGCTGGCCGAACAAGGTACGCAAGCCCTCCGACTGCTGCTTTTGTATCTCCAAGTACCGATCAGGCGGCAGAAGAGAGTCTTCAAGCCGTTGAATCTGCGAAAGATAGGTGTCGATGTCGGTCATTTAGGCCGTGACCTCGGTCCGAATGGCTGAACCACTTTTCCTTTAGGCTTTTGATCACTTTCAGTAGTCGATGGAAGCCTAGCATCAAACGTGCCGGGCAAGTCCCCACCTTGAAGGTAGTCGGCAGCAATTTTTCGTGCGTCTTGTCCAAGAACTTGGGACACGGTGGCCTGAGCAACCGGGTCATTGTCCAGCACCGCTTGGAACAAAGTGTTGATATCCCCAACTGCACTGTTGGTAATTTCGCCACCACGACCTTGTGCGATCAAGAAATTGCGAGCAAGCACGCCAAGTCGCGACATCTGGTCCCGAAGAGAAATTTCACGGATTTGAGCAGACGAGAAAGTGGACTCGTCTCGCTGGACCTGCCTTACCATGTCTGAGAATTCTTCGGTGACTGGTGGTACACCGATGGCTTCAACTTGCTGGCTGACGCTTGTTGAGAACAGGCTTTGATACACGGGGGTGTTGCGTACGTCTGGACCAACCGAGTCACGCATCACCATTGCCAGCCCAACTGTGGTTGGATCAAAGGTCACGCCCATCTGACTAGACAATTGGGTCAACGCATCACGCAAAGGTGCAAACGCTTGGTTGTCAACAAAGGTGTCTGGTGCGTCACCGTGGTTGATAAACGCATCGCGTGCGGTTTTGACCACGCCCTCGTTGAGCAAGGATGTGATGCTGGTCAATTCAGTCAAAGCAGCATCGTCTTGCAGGTAGAACGATGAAGCGTCTGCCCCAACCTGAGCCAAGCGTAAGGAGTGGCCGGGCAACATTGCAGCGGCTGACTTTCGTGATGCAACTTGGCTTGGAGTACCAACAGACGATTCTTCCATCAATTTGCCAAACGCTGTGACACGACTAACTCGGCGTGCGTACAACTGCTCTTGCTGTTCTTTGGCAAGGTCACGCTGCATTCGCTTGACTTCATCCGCATCGTCAATTTTGTATTTGGTCAAGAAGTTGATGGCCGAGCCGGGGTCTGCCTCGTACCGGGCTTGAAGAAGACCGGCAGTGGCATCGTCAATCTCCATCGTCTCTAGCGTGCTGTCGTAGTGACCTTTGTATTTCTTGCCGAACTCGCGGCGGTCTATTTCGTCAGCCATGGTTTCAACCATTTGCCGCCGACGCTTCTCGCGTTGCTGCACACCGGCAATCATTTCGCCTTCACTAATAAGAACAACGTGACCGTCAGGCATCATGGCTGCGGGCAAACCGCCAGCAGTGCCGTACTGGATGCCCTCAAGGCCCTTGTAGTTGCCGTCCGACAGGGCTTTGTACGAATCGAGTGGGTTGTTAGACGCGAGTTGTTTGTCACCAGCCAACGTCTCAGAACGCTTGCGGTTGGCAAATCCGTTACGCAACAGGTTGCCCATTTCCGTCTTGGGGTAATTGAACTGACTCATTACTTAGGCTTCCTTACGTCTACCACCTGTCCGGTGAAGTCTACAAACACCCCCGGAGATTCTTCTTGCAGGCCCATGGACGCAATCTCTTCAGGGGTCAATATGTTGTTGAGAACGGGGCTGTCTGTTTTTTGAGTCTTGGGCGTTTGATTTTCACCCGCAGCCTTATTCAACATTTCTTGGTCAGTTGGTTCGGTCACGCCACCTTCTTGGGGCGACTCAAATGGTCCGGGTTTATCTTCAGCACCATCGACTTCAACATCAATCTTCGGGTCTACAGCCATTTGTGAATTTTTCGTGGCCTCACCTTTCGTCAAAGCATTGACAAGAGCCACCAAATCTTTCTCTACTGAATCGCTTTCGGCAGGCACAAATCCCAACTTTTGAGCAATGGCTGACCTTTTTCTAGCACGTTGCAGTTTGCTAAAATCCACAACATCCCCAACACCAGCAGCAAATGCCTCAGCAAACCCAGCACCACTCAAGCCCATTTTGTGTCGGCGAAGGCCCTCTGCTTGCAAACCGGCAGCAAATGCCTCGACAGCCCCTGCAAACATGGTTGCACGCTGCTCTTTTCGTTTGGCTTTTCTTTTGCCTCGCTTTTCTGCTTTCTTCTCGAACTCAGCCTTTTGCTCTTCAAGTGCCTTGGTGGTTTCGATTTTTTGTCGAAACTGGTCTTTTGCCATGTCCATGTAGTTAAAGTTGCTCATTGATTCATCGCTCCTGATGCCACGCCTGCTGTCAGACCTTTGACTGCCGCACCACTGAGACCCAACGCTCCGCCAATCCCGCCAGTGGCAGCGGCAAGACCGGCTCCGACCAATACTTGCCCAAGGTTGAAGCCAGATCCAATGTTCTGCGCACGAGCCATGCCAGTGTCAAACCCAGCCTGTGCGATGCTTTGACCGCCACCAAGCAAGGATTGAGCCAGCGTAGATTGCAGGCCACTAATTGATGCGGTGTACGCCCGTCTCAGATCACTTTCCCCTGTGGTGCGTTGCACCATCAGGTTGGTCATATTGCCCTCTGCTTCGGCTAACGCCCCAGCCTCGCTAAGAGCAAGATTGGACATCTCTCGACGGAACGATTCATCCGCTCGCCTGCGTTCCCTCTCACCTTCGGCACGGATTGCTTCAGTCTGCGCCTGTCCAAATGCTGTCCCAGACACGCCCGACAACGCCCCTTGTGCCAACGAGCGGAGGCTCGCCGCCTCTGATGCCCGTTCGATGTCTTGGAGGGTTTGGTCAAACCCTTGCTCCATGAGGCCCCGTGCTTCCCCAAACCCTGCCGCCAGTTGGTCAATGACACCCTCCTGATAGTTGTCGATTGCTGATTGGAACCCTTGGGTAAATGCTTCAATATCAACGTCTCGATCTGACTCGACCATCGAAATAATGTCGCCAAACCGAACCTCGAAGTCCGCTAGATACTGCGTCATCTCGGTCTTGTATTCTTCAAAGGCCCGACGCATTGCTCTGTCGCGGTCAGCCTCATCGCCAAATAAATCGCTAAGTCCCATTACGAAACACTCCTGACGGGTCCGCCGTCCTCTACATCAACGGAGACATCCTCCAATGCCCATGCGCGTGAGTTCGCGCCGATCTTTACAAATATGTCGCTCGCACGGGTTCTGGAGCGTTTGGCTGTGGAACGACCACGAGCCAGTTGTACGTTTGAGGTTGACTGTGCCTCTGCAAATCCAGTGGTAACCAGAGTTCCAACATGTCCTGTTGCAGGCAAGTAAGGCGGAGTTGAGTCTTGATTGAGGCGAATCGTGGTTGGCAAACCAGAGACAACATTTTCCGTTTCGTAGTATGCCACTCCACCATTCTTCAACTGCCATTTGCCTGCTGTTGTTCGTGTCAATGTCCAGTTACTCGGCCCTGAGAACACGGTGTTGTTCAGCAGTGTGCCTGTAGTATTTGGAACATACGTTCCGTCTGCGTCAAAAGCCAAGCCGCCCCAAAGAATAGCCGTGTAATCGCTGTCTTGGTCACCAGTAGATTCGCCAACATCACCACCATCAAGTGGGTTTACGCCAAGCAGGGCTGTGTCAAACCCGCTTGTAGCAGACGTTCCACCGTCAATCACAGTATTGGTGGTGGTCAAATTACCACCCGACGTAAACCCAATAGCGTTCTGCGCCGTGTCGCCAAACAGCAACGACATAAACGGGCCACTCTCAAGAGTGTCCGTGTCGGATTCCGTTTTTTCACCAAGAATAATCCTGACATCTTTAAGCAGGATCCGCCGTGAAGGGTCGCTGTTTATTGGCCCAATCACCAACTCGGAATCTATGTCCGTGCCTTCGTCGGTGGACGGAGCAAACGAAGATGTAAATCCGACACTACTGTCAGTAGCACCGTCTTGGTGCAGAACAACGCCTTCTGGTTGTGACAACAAATGGCCTTGTGTCGTTCCCAGCAACGGTGCAGATCGGTCGCTGATCGTGGGTCGGAAACTCACGATAGAGTTGATTCCTCGCATGGAAGACGTAGCAATTTGCCACTGCCACCAACCGCCATTTGACATATCCAAGGCAAAGATTTCACTTGACGATTCGTCATCAGTCTTTGTCACCGCCATAAGAGCAACACTTCTGGCATCGTCGTAACCCATGACAATGTTGGTATTTTCAAAGTCAAGTCTTGCAAACAACCCGTCTAGCCGATCCTTGCTTACCCTTGCCCCTCTTTCGATGTCAAACGTGTTGGGGTCAATGCCGAACACGCCCTCGGTAGATGCAATAAGACTGGACATCTCGCCAACCGGAGTAAACGCTCTTGGGCCAAGTACGCCAACGGTTCTGGATATGGAACGGAATTTGACATCAGTAAACGCTGGATCTCCGGTCATCATGACCATAGAGTTGGTGCAGCCAAACACGAGGCTGTTAGTGCCTACCGGGACAAGTGCTTTGATGTTGTCGCCAATCTGACCAAACTTTGTACCTGATGAACCCGCCAAGGCATCGACCAGAAGATCAGAGCCACTGCCGGGGGTCCAATCAAATGGGTCGTTGATCTTGCTAAAGAACCAGTTGGTTGGGGCGGTGTCAATGCCGGACAACACCATTCTAGGGCCAAACGACTGAATCAACTTGGCACGCTTGTTGCTGGCAACAACTGTCTTGTATGGGCCAATCCATTGGCTAACCTTGGCAGGGGTTACGCTTACGTCAACCTTGACATACTTCGTGCCGTCCGTCATGTAAACGTAGTTGTGTGGAGCCGCGTCCAGCCCACCTGCAAACTGCACCAGCGAAATGTTGCCAGACCCACCATCACTGATAGTCGTGTTGCCAGCAATACCCGCTTCCCTTTGAGTGATGTAAATGTCGCCATCGGGGCTGCTGTCTCGTTCGACAATGATTGTGCCGTTGTGACCGTCTGCACTTTCAATCTTTGTGGCAAGGTTGGTTGCAGTTGCGGTAGCGTCTGCGCCAATGGCAAACTCCAACGCCGAGGACGCAGAGGATCTTGCAACGTAAGCCTTTGATGTGCCCGCAGTGTCAATAATGGTAATGGTTTCACCGTCAGCAAGATTGCTGTCGAGGGTTATCTTGCCAGCCGCTCTTTGTGCGCCCGATGCGATTTCGTCGGCTCGACCGACATGCTTCATCACAGCCATTTCAACAGAAGCAGTTGTGCTGAAAACTTGGTTTGAACTAGAATCACCGCCAGTAAAATCAGGCAAAGCCTCAACCACTTGACTACCACTGGCAGTGTTTGCCGTGCCTCGTGGCTGCTTGGTAAGGTCGGTGCTTTCGCTATCGTATTCTGCGTCAAAGGCGTTGCGAGATGTTGAGGATACTGCTGTTGCCTGCACAGGGTTGGCAGAAAGATTGGTCACAAAAATTTTGCCGTCTACGACATAGATCAACTGCCTGTCGATCGAGGTTGAATCATCACTCGCCGTCACAAATGATTCCGTTGAAATCATTCCTTGAATTGTCGATCCGGGTTTGGCAAGTTGCAAGAACCCCTGCCGCGTACCCACTCGACGCTTGTTGTCAAATGCGTCGAACGGAAACACGTTCTTGCACCGCTTCGTAAAACCCTCTGCCGCTTGGCGGAAGGACAACGAGTCGGTAAGACCTTGAATCGGGATGGGGAGGCGAGAGTACGGCATCAGGACAGAACAGTAATTTCAAAAGCAGAGGATCCCCTCTCCGTTGACAACAAAGTCGTCACCATTTTGCAGATAAACACTTGACCTACAAGTGCACTGGCAGCCCCCGAATTAAAACCCGACCCCCCAGACGCAACAGCAATAAAGCGATCCGACCCGCTTGTGTTTGTCACGGCATGAACAACGCTTAGGGGTGCAGATCCAGAACTAGTATTTGTTTCGTCCCTAATCGTGGTTTTCACACCAGACGCAAGGCTATCGGACGTGTAAGAGTTTATTTGGACTCGCGAGGTAGCATTAGACGGAGAGGTCGCTGTCGCAGTTTGATTCACTTTAAGCAAAAGCGACTCTCCCGATACCAGTTTAATTGCCGGAAAAACAGAACTGCCCGGCGTATCTTTCATGTCTGGATCTGTATCCGACTCAGATCCAGAACTGGTTACAACCGCAGTGGACAAAAGGTTGGAGGGGTTTACAACACTCACCGGAGTACCATCGGTGGTTGACAGTTTTTGAATTTTTTGTGCGGCCCCAGTGCCAGTGACGTTGTATTCGTACAACTTGAATGCTTGTAAATCTGCAAGAATCTCATCCCGACGCATCACACTGGCAACACCAAGCGAACGTCCAGTCACATCAATTTCAGCATCTGCAAACGTGCCTTTGCCTTCTGACGTTACGGCTCCGTTGGTGGCGATAGCACCACCTGCGGTGATTGACAGGTTCTCAGTTCCGCTGTTGCCATCGACAGTTACGACCTTGTCCGAGTCGGTTGCAGATGCAGTGATGGTCACGTTAGATGCGGCGGTGTCCTCAACCTGTGCGATGATGCTAGCACCGTCAACGGTCACGGTTTGCTCTGACTCTACGCCATCAGACTTCACAACCAATACGTCATTGCTACCTTGACGCACACGCATGATGCCACTGCTTTGCGACCCAGAAGAACCGCGAACGTCCAGTGATACGTCCGTGGTGTCATTTGGCTGAATAAGTGTTTGGCCCTCTTCCTTAACTTGAAAGCGGGGTGTCGTTTGATCAGAACTTTGAACTTCAACGACAGCAGCGGTCTGACTGGCTTTGGCTTTGAGCAAAAGCGAGATGTCATCAACCGCACCGTCAGCACCGTTGATCTTGACCAGTTCAGTGGTGTTGTCAGTAAACACCTCAAGTATGCCGTTGGACCCGCCGTTCTTAAGCACCTGCAAAGCAGCAACGGCTTGACCGCTGGCCCCAACCAACTTGATGGGGATCTCACTTGTACCGTTGGCCCCACCAACCGTGCCAAGACCTTGATCGGTGTGAAAGTTAATAAACTTGCCCGCAGCGTTCAGGTCGTTGTACGCACCGGGACCAATGATAATTTTCTTATCATCAGTCACCAGTGCAACTTCACCATCCAACAAGGTTGGGTTGGCTGAGTTGAACTCAGTTTGCGTCCCTCGACGCAGTTGGATCTTTACTGCCATCAGTCAAGTTCCTTTAGGATTTTGGCTTTGAGCCAATCGACGATTGGTCGCCCAACCCACATTCCGGCGATGAAGGCCCCGGACACGACGAGCAGGGCGGCAAGAACATCAGAGAACGAATACGACATAGTTTCAAATCCTTCAGGTTGATTCCAAAAACCAGCGTTGCCACCCCAACTGTTCCGATGATCAGCACCAGAGTCCACAGATAGGTCAAGGCTTCCGCCAGCAATACATTCAGGACAATAAGTCCAATACCAGTCAGCATCGGTATCCACCCCTTGACACCTCGGCTGATAAACAGCAGCACCGCCCCACTCATCAAGCACAAAGCACCCGCCCATCGGAACGGCTCCAGTGCTGCAATCGCTGGGTCCGTCGCCTGCTCCGGGGCCAGCCCCAACTGGGGCAAGGTAAAACCCATACCACCACCGCCTGTGGTTTGGCAGCCCAGCATCAGCACCAGTGGCAGGTAACGCATCATCCTTCGGCCTTTCCTTCCAACCGGGCAATACGCTGCTCGACGCTTTGAGTTCTGGTCTCAAGCAGGCGAACGGCCTGATCAAGCCGGTCCACGGCATGACGCAGCGACTCGATGGCAGCCTTGACTTGGGCTGCACCAAAGATGATGCCAATCAGAATCGAGGCCGGGGTGGCCCACTGGTCAAACGCTTCCATCATTTCTTCTTCTTCTTTCTACGCCGACCACTGGCGGTGACGGCGTAAGTCACACGAGAAGGTCCAGTCTTGCGGGCAGCAGCGGCTCTCTTCTCTCCGGCTGTCATCTTTGCTGCTACCTTGGCTGGACGGCACGCCGGGTACGGACGGCTCGACTTTTCTTTGCCGGAACGACCGCACTTCTTGCCGGTCTTGATGTCCCGCCAATCTTCCTTGAACCATTTGGTCAATCCGCCTTTGGGCTTTGCCATTACTTTCGCCTCCGTGATCGTGAGAATCCAGCAATGCCCAGCACACCGAGTCCGCTGGCTGGAACAATCGAAGCCCGCTGCTCTGTAAAGAAGTCAAACACCATTGGCTCGTCAAACGGCAAGGCATCCGGCTGCATGAGCATCGGGGTCAAGGCAGGCAAGTCTGCGAACAACAGGCTTGGAGCAGCGACCGAGGGGACCGAACTGCTTCTCCAGCCCCCTCGGTCGGTCTCTTGCCCTTGGCTAACCGTCACCTCGACCCCCGCAAAATCCATGGTGTCATCAGTGGTTACAGCAGCGATCTGCCCAAGGGTTGAAGAAAGACCGAGAGCGAAGTCCAAAGACTCCTTACCAACCAGCGTGCCAACGACAGCCAAGGCCAGAGACAGTCTCTGGTTCTTGATGCTCATTTCTTTGCACCGGCTCTCGCAATCAGAGAGTTGCCGTTGCTCCTGAGCCTGTCGCTTTTCGCACGCTGCACAAGTCATCGGTATCCGCCGCCACGCTTTTTGTATGTGCGAACCAACCACGCATTTGCATACGCAGATGGGTACACATCAAACTTTCGCTTGGCCTCCGCCTTCACCCGGCTATACAAAGCAGGGTTAGTGGGCTTCGGCCCCTTCTTGGTGGCTTTCTTCTTTGCCATTACTTCTTACGCTTCTTCGCCATGACCTTCTTGCCGAAGGCGGTGTTTGCAAACTTCTTGGCTCCAACCTTTTTCTTGGCTCCGCCAACCTTCTTGCCCATAGCCTTTTTACGTCCACGCATTATGAACCTCGTCTTTCTTTGATGTATTGCATAAACTCAGGACTCAACTTGTCGTAGTAGCCCATCTTTTCAAGTACCTCGGATATCCGATTTACGACGGACAGCCGCTGCACAAACACCAACGAGTACGCCTCGTCGATTATTGATCCCCATGATTCAGGTTTGAGTGCTGGGTCATCGGGGTCTTCGTCACCCGCAATGAACGGCATCAGCACCAAGTCAGTGCCATACTCCACCAACTCTTCGTTCACCATCTTGCAGTATTCCTCAAGACCCTCGGTCTCGTCCTCTGCAATCGCAACCACCACGATCTCGTACTGATCGTCCCAAGTGTGCAGTATCTGGTGAACCATATGTTCACTGCCAATCAGCACATGACACTTGTTCTTGATCCACGCTTCTCTTGCGAACGGGCAGGGCTTCATGCCGTTGTAGTGTTCGCTTGGGTGGTCAAGGTAGTTCAAGATCCAGTTCTCAATCTCTTTGGTTACGTTTTCGATGGTGAAGTCGGAGACAGTCATACGGCCCCCGCTAACGTATCTGAGACGAGGGGGCCTGACACATCAAGTGCCAGATCGCCTATCAAGTCTTGGTTGTGAACTCCATGCAGCCCAAAGGCCGGGGCATGTGAAACATATGGGTGCGGTGAAGACAGTTTGCCAAGAAGGTATCTTCGCTCAAGGTAACCCTCGATTTGCTCCAACTCTTCATCTTGAATGTTGCCGCCGCCCAAAATGATTTCAGCAATCTTGCCATCAAAATTTGCGGCAGTGCCTGCTGAGGCTTGACCTGCAACGTGAAACGTGTTTGAGTTACTGAGGGCGTTGGTATTCCCTATCGATGCAACCTGCACCCCATCAACCCGAATAAAGTGTGTGTCCAGTCGGCGGAACCCGCACGCAATAAAATTGGTTCCAGTTGACAACAGACCGCTTGTTGAGACAACTCCTGATGATGTGCTGCCAATATATTGCTGTAGCGACGAACTGGTGGTGGTTCTAAAAAGATAATCATCCGCACCACTATGCTTTGCCAGAAGGGCTTGGTTTGCAGATAACGTGTCTGGGTTGAATACTATGACAACATAAAAGTTGCCAGTGCCAACATCCATGTCATTCAAATCCCCGTAGTCCATATGGTCATTTTCGGAACTTGTGAAATCCAAAATGGTGAAACCATTCAGGGTGGATGCAGCAGGCTGATCGCCTTTTGAGAATTGGACTAAGTTGTTGCCATTGCCAGAAGAGTCTGTCCAAGTACCAGCGAAGACACCAGTGCCGCCTTGTTGCCAAGCGGTCAGGGTTGCACTCAAGTTGGATGGTGTCCAAAGTGCCATTACGGATACGCGATATCTACTTTGACTACTGATGCAGCGGTAACGCCAGTCAACTTGACTCGCATAAACGGAAAGATTGCAACCGTATAGCCCTCAGCAATGTTGGAACCAGACCGCGAGGTTGCTTTGACATCAACAAAGTTAGTTCCGTCGATTGATCCCTGAAGGGTTGCGGTTGCATTTTGCGTGGTAATGACAAAGGTGCATACGCCACTGGTGGACACGTTGACACCCTTGGTCAACTTGTAGTGGTCGGGGTATGACTCAAAGGAGTCTCCAGTAACGTCATCGGTGCTACCAGTGGTGGTGCTTAATAGGGTTTGTGTTCTCATTCATCATCCTCATCGAAATCGGGTTGGGGCCATGTGTCGGACTCAAACAGGATATCGGTCTTGACCTCTTCCAAGACACCTGCGACGGTCCATTTGTTCATCTCAAACTCCAACGCGAAGTTCTCGACGTATCGTTCCAAGTCAGCCTTGAGTTTCTCGGCGGCGGTAATCATTGCATCGTCCTCAACTCCGCTTCCCACTCCTTGGCATTCAGGCGGGACGCTGTCTCCATCCGGGCCTCGATCAAGGCCAAGCCAGATCCCCAGTTCCCAGTGTCCTTCCTCGTCATGTAGTCCGGCTTCAAGGGGCCGCATGTCCCCACATTCATGAACCACCACGGGAGGGACACCTTGCGAGTCCGCATCATCTGTGTTGGGGGGACCGGACGATGGGTATGCCCACGCACAAACAGGCGGTAGGGGTGGCATCCCGTCTGATTGTTCATCTGTAGGCCCTCCAACTCGTCCGAAGTCAACCCGCAATCGAACCCGTGGTAGAACACCACCTGTCCGACCCGGTAACACCCCGCAGCAGATTTGATGTAGGGCCGCCAATGCCACCGCTTGAACTCCTCCGCATACTCCGTGTTCATCCATAAGGCGGTCTCTCTCAGACCTTTCGGTATCCGCCTCGGGTCCGCCCGTCTGATGTTGTCGTCGTGGTTCCCCTCGCAGATCACCAAACGACACCCATCCGGCAAGTTCTGGCGAATGCTCTTCAGAAAAGAAGCAGCGTGACGATACTCGTCCATCAAGGTGTGGTCGGCTTCGTCGGGATGCACTGAGGCCGCTTGTGCGTCGAAGACATCGCCACAATGCACGAAGTGAGTCAGACCTTTGGTATTGGCTATCGTTTCCAGTATCCATTGATGCGTCTCACTTGGGGTGTGTGGGGAGTGGGTGCAAGAAATAGCAGCAATTTTCGCAACCTCGTGGCCCATTTCAACACTTCCATCTCCGTCGCGCAGCACAGATACGCTTCTTCGGGGTCTTGGAACAGTTGATACCGTGCATCCGCATCTGGCCTGCGGAGCGTGAACAGTAGGATTTCTTGCGTTTGCCGCCGCCCGGCTGCGGTGCTTTGAGTTTGCTGCCGGTGGCACGGTTGTATTTGGCCCGACCCTTGGCGGTCAGACCAGCACCCTTGGACGCAGGCAACTTCTCACCACGCTTGATGGAAAGGGAGACCGACTTCTTTCGTGTCTTCTTCTTTGCCATCAGGATGGGTCCGGTATGTTGCCGTTAGGGAAGAAGTTCAGGCCGCCATACGAGGTGGTGCGACCACGGACTGCCATGGGAAGAGGCCCGTAGTTGGGGGTCTCAACGCCGTCACGACGCATGGCTTCTTGCAGCAGGGGTGAAGCGTCAACCATTGCCACCCGTTGCAGGGTGTCGCCGACTTCGCCACCTTCAGCAAACGCTCGGACGTACTCCAAGTAGAGGGCCTCAACATGCGACTCAACTGGGATATTGAGCAAAGCGTTGTCAACTTCGCTGCTTGCAACCTCGACAAACTCTGCCCGGTAGCGGATGGACAGAGCGTTTGACTCGGCGGCACTGGGTGTTGGGTAGATGTCCAGCCGCCGTGCGGGCTGCCCAGTTGATGCTGCACCGTCGTTGCCCGGCTTGGCACGAGCAAGAGTGACGTAGAACACCGCGTCGGTAATCGTCAGGTTGTCCGACTCAAAGCGAGAGAACGCCTCTGGTGAGATCAGGAACACACGACGAAAGGTGTTGCCGTTGGGGTACACGTTGAGGATTGTGCCGACATCATCAGGCAAAGTTACAAAGTCACGGACAGTGTCGCCATCGGCTTCAAAACTTAGGTTGGCAGCAGTACGCTCACGCCAGTTCCAAGCGTGGCTGTAAAGGTGGTGGCCCGCGAAGTTCAGAATCTGAGCAACGCGATCATTGACAGTAAGTGTCGTTGTCGTGGAGGGGTCTCCACCACAAGCGAGCAATACATGGGCCTTAGCGTCAGCGTAGGTAAGTGCCATGGGAAGAGGAGAAGGGGGCGGTAGCCCCCCTCTCCCATGAGGTGATCAGAAGATCAGGGTTCGATTGCGCCGAACCCATTGAGTCCGTCGAAAAGAACTTTCTTGAGCGTGGCATCAGCCAAAGTCTCAAGAGAGATAGCAATGACGCGCTGGTTGGATGCGCCATCAGCAGCAGGGTTACCGTCTGCTACGACGAGTTCGCCATCTGCACCAACCTTCAAAGGGTTTTGTGCAGCGGTGGTGTCGCCGCCAAGTGCTTCAACAACACCCTTCAAGCGGAACGAACCCTTTTTGTTGATAGCGATGTCCTCAAGGGCAACGCCGAAAAGATGAAAAAGGTCTGAAGTGCCATCAGCATCAGCGTCGAAAATCGAGTCGGCAGCGGCTGCTGGGGTAGCAGCATCAAAAACCAAGTTCGATGTATCGAGCGTCAGTTTGCAGACCTGCCCTTTTGTAATGGCAGCGTCTGCGGTGAGGACAACATCTTCGACTCGGAAAGGAATACCGAGAGGACCTTGTGTAGGAGCGATACTAACCATAGTAAGTGTCCTTTCCTATTAGGCCGTGATCATCGGAGCGATGATGCCGTGACGTTGACGAGAGTTAGCAACCACGTTGTACCACGAGTCCGTGATCTGAACGTGAGTGAACGGTTGATTTGGGTGCTGCATGGTTGGGTGCTTCTCCATGTATCGAGAGGCGTGCAGAACCGGGGTGAGGTAGTCACCGTTGATGAACATATACCGAGGTCCGGGGTTGATGACTTCGTTAGCCAATTCGGTAGTACCAGCAGTAGCGTCCAAGTTGAAGCCGTCGTATGCGGCAAAGTTGTGAACGCCGGTTCCGTTTTGCTTCGGATAGATGTTGGCTGAATCGAGTTGAGCAACGTAGGTCAAAGGAACGCCGGAGTAGGTTGGGGCGTTGTAAGCAACGTCTTGAGGAGCGAAGGTTCGGTCGTTTTCGGAACGCAATGCTTGCTTGTAAAGGTTCAAACCTTCACGGGAGCAGAGGATCTTCTGACGGTTGAACACGACGTTCTCAAAGTATTGCTCGTACGAGGCTGGCGGACGGAACTGAAGACGAAGATACATCTCGTCAAACGAGTTCAAGAAGCCGTACACGTTCACTGCGGTAAAGTCGTTGATTGGCATGTTTGCAGACAATGCACCGTTTGCACTGGTGTTGTCTTGCACAATCTTCGCCGCGTTGAACGAAGCGGTGTCCTGACCAATTTGACCGCTGGAGTTGATACCCAACGACGCATGCGCGTCGTAGAACACAACCTCGTTGGTCCAACGGTCATTGCTGCCGGGAGCGATGCCCAAGATGGTGGTATTCGCACCGGGTCCGCCACCTTCGGTAGTGGTTGAGGTGATTGGCATACCACCACGGAGACCAGCAGCCCCACCACCGTCGAGGGAGGTTTGGACACAGTTCTCAGTAATGAATGCTGGGATGGAGTATGGAGTCTTACCAGTGGCAGATTCCATGTCAGCAAAGTTCGTACCCTGAGTTGGGCGGAACAATGCATCCTCGTACCCGTTGACCATGGAGGTCACCATTCGCTGTTCTTTGGCTCGCTTGAGATCCTTGTAAACAGACTTGGTGGCTTCACGGGACAACCCACCACCGACGTTGAGTTCGATCTCAGCATCAGTAAAGGTCATGTGGTCCATAGCAAATCGCCAGTTGGCGGTAATGTCGGACAACACTTGTGGGTTTGAGTACGAGAAGGTTTCGTTCGGCTGGTAGTATTGGAACGTGGAGGAATCATCGAGGATCAAAACATCTTTGATCTCTTTGCCACCTTGGATGGCTTGGTTCTTCTCACGAATCAAATCGCCGAACAGGTAATTACGCTTCACCGCTTCATTGATAAGGACATCGGGTCCGGTCAGATATACCGGGCCAGTTGCGTCCATGAAGTCGAGGAAGTTGCGAATGGATGTAGCCATTTCTATTTCCTGCTTTCGTGCAAAAGGCCCCCACTAGGGAGGCAGTCGTTATCTTCGCATCGCTGCACGCTTGGCATCTTCGAGCGTCCCACCATTCAAGATGATGTCTAACGCTGCTTCATCGGCTTCTTCGGGAGTTGTCGGACGTTCTGTCCGAGTCACTGCCCTAGGTGGGGTAGAAGGTTGACCAGAGGGGCCGGGATTCACCGGAGTTGGAAGGTCGCCCATCACATCACCAACCGCTTTATTTACCAAACTAGCGATGTCGTTGAATTCACCCGGAGACTTCTCGTTGATCTCGGTCATCCGCTGCACGACTTGCACTCTTTCCTGATCAGTTACCCCTTCAAAGGGCGAGAGTGCCTGTTCGATTCGCAGAGTCGTGATCTCACCGATCAGTTGCTCCACAACATTCCTTGGAGGTTGAACTTGAGTTGGCTCCGGCGTGGTTTCCGGGGCTGCTTCGCCTTCTTCCGCTTCGGATTGAGAGACTTCGGTGGTTCCGTCGTCTTGGGGTGCGCTGCTTTGTTCCGCAGACCGCGTGTCACTTTCGGGTTGGTTGCCCTGAGATGCGACTTTCTCTTCCAAATTACGCATACGCTCGGCGTACCCGTCTACGTTCCCTTGAATTTCAAGAAGTTGGTCAGCCCAAGCGATGAGTTGCGCCTGATCTTCACCAAACTTCTCGATGACGCTTTCAGGGACCTTCGCTCGACGTAACGCTCGCTGGCGTTCTGGTGTCAAGGTCGGGTCACTAGCAGCCTCGTCCGAGGGTTCAGTCGTTGTACGCACGGCTTCGCGAGTTTGTTCAATTTTCTCTTCGCGTGCGTCAAATATCTTGTCCAATACCGCGTCTTCTTCCTGCGTAAACTCAGGAGTTGCAGGGGTTTCGGTGGGTTCTGTGGCTTCGTTGGTTGTTTCTTCGCTCATTAGTCCCGCTTTAGGCCGTGTCGGCTCATGATTTCCCGCTCGTGTCGGCGGCTTGAGATGATGGGTTGCCCCTTCTTGTTGGTCTCACAGCCCGGCAAGTTCTTTGGCATGCTGCGAGAGACGTATGGATACTTGTGGGTAATGGTCTCGACCTCGGCTGACACCTGATAGTCGGACACGAGTCGTGTGTAGTTCTCACCTTCGATGGTCACAACGTCACCAATGCTGGGAACGGTGGACATGGAGTACCACATCTCCACCACTTTGCCGTCAGATTCACGTTTGAAGTCGTATGAGGGCATCAAAATCCTCCTGAACCACGGTTGGCACGCTGCACGGCTTGCTGTTCTGAGGCTACATCGGCTGATCCGGTCTGCATTCTTGAGCGAGCAGCCGCCTGCTTCTGAGCAATGTTGGCCGCAGCCTGCTCTTGCTGCATCGCGGCCTGCTGTTGTTGTGCTTGCTGGGCCTGTTCAGTCATGCGTTTGAGTTCATCGACGTTCAAGATGTCCGCCATGTCGGGCATGTTCAGTGCATCGCCCACCACAGACATCATTCGCTCCCAATCAATGAACGGCATCTGGGTTGCCTGCTGTCCGACATTACCGATGATCTGCATCAACTCAACAGCACGGCGTTGCTGCAATGCTTCTGATGTTCTTTCCATCGAATATGCCTGCACATCGAGAGTCATCTCTGCAAGATCAACTCCAAGTTCAGTGCCGGGCATCCGTGCGGGCATGCCCTCTTCAACCGCTTCACGACCCATAGGCAACTCTGTGGTGTCATTGATGACGTACCACGCTGCCTTGTAGATCAACGAGTTCACAGCCTCAGCAAACTGACGCTGGATGTATGAGAGTCGGAGACCGGAGGAGGCCGAAGCGGTTGAGATTTCCGTTGCTGTCGCATCGCCAGTTACCGATCCCCGAATCACCTCTGACATGCCCGTCAGGCGATCAAGGCGTGCAGCCATGATGTTCTGGTAGGCCATCTGCTGTTCAGTAACGCCGCCAATTTCCATTGGGACAACGCGGTCACGATCTAAATTTTCAGCGGGTACAACAAACAGGTCAGGGGTTGAGGCGATGTCTTGAGCCATCTTGGTTCCGCGTGAGTCAACCGCGATCAATCGGCGGTATGCACCAGCGGAGTAGGACATGGTCTTGGCGTGATCGTTTGCCTCTTCAATCAGGGGCAAGGCCATAACCATGGGACTCAACGGGTAAACGTCTGAGGGGACTTCGTATGCACCGATCATGGTGTACGGGCCGCAGGCAGGACCGTAGTACGGGATTGGCTCACCGACCATGACGATGTCGTTCTCGGCACTCATGGCAAACTTCAGCAGTCCGCCGTGGTGAACGCCCTCTTCAGCACCCTCGATCTCCAGTTCGGGACACCAGACCTCCATCATGATGGTCTGTTCACGTTCCGGCAAATCTTTTGGGGAAGTTCTAAACTTCTCACGGTATGTGTCGTATGAACTTTTGAGTTCCTTCACGACAGCAAGATCCAACCTATTCTCGGGATCTTCCGCCATTGCAACGAGGTCTTCGATGTCGATGGGGTACTCATGGCCGAAGTAGCGGGCTTCACGATGTGACTCCGCTGACGGATCGACAAAGAAGTTCTCGGGTGCAATTCGATACACCCGTGGCATCAGACCAGCCCCGCCCATGTCAATGCGGCGAAGGTGCTTGACTGGTTCAGGGGTGACCAAGCCAACCCCCCAAAGCAAACACATATCGGTCGCAAGTTCTTGCAGTGTTGGTCGCAAGGCAGAACGCTTGGACCACTGGTTTAGCATCAACTCCAAAGCCCGCCCACGCCGGTCCTGTGATGGATCATCGGCGGTAACATGCACACGGGGGTAGTCGTATGCCACCCGTGGCAAGACCAGCGACACATATTGGCCGACGATGTTTTCGATGTCTGCACCCTCGATGTAGTTCTCGTGCCGGTATGCAGGTCCGGTAAACCGCTCCTTCATCGCCTTCCAGTGCATGAGGTGCTTGTCTCGCCAGTTGCGGGCGGCTTTCACCTCTTCGCGGAATGT